ATATTAATGCCCGCAGCTAATAATAAAAAATATCATTCAGCATTTCCTGGTGGTTATGTAGATCATGTTAATCGCGTGGTTAAAGGAGCATTGGCAATGTCCGACGTTTGGGCATCGTTTGGTTGTGATATGACTACATTTACCCAGGAAGAATTGGTATTTTCGGCAATTAACCATGACCTAGGTAAAATGGGTTCTGATACTGAAGATGCATATATTCCTCAGACAGATAATTGGAGACGTGATAAAATGGGTGAAACATATGCGTTTAATACCTCATTACCTTTTGCATCAGTTCCAGATCGTGGTTTATTTCTACTTCAGCAACATGGTGTCAAATATACTTTCAACGAAATGGTTGCTATTCAGACACATGATGGTTTATATGACGCAGCAAATGAGAAATATTTAAAATCATTTATGCCAGAAACCAAACCTCGCACATCTCTTTTATTTATATTACACCAAGCAGATATGATGGCGGCTCGTATTGAATTCGAGATTGAATGGTTACCAAAGTTCTCTAAGAATAGCGTGGATACGCCAAAGAAAAATTATACATTGACTGGAAATAAAAAATCTCCCGTTAATTCTAAAGCACTTAAATCAATACAGAGCCCAGGATTAAAGAGTATGTTAGAAAACTTATGATATTATACATAGCAATTACCGTATTAGGGATTTTGGTCGTAGTCTTAGGATTTACGACCATTAATCTATTAAAGAAGAATGAAAAAATGTTAGATATAATTATTAATCAAAATAGTTTTATCGGAGAATTTTCTAAACAATTAAATATAGCAGATAAACGTCTACAACAAGTAGATACTAAAGGTACATTTAAAAGTGATGATGAAATAGGTTGGTTTTTTGAACAAATAAAGGTATTACAAACAAGTTTATCTCGATTCAAAATCGACTAATAAAATATATGGAACCTATAAAGAAGAAAAGAAGACCTAAGAGTAAAAACTACTTTACTCATGATACAGAATTAGCTATTGTAAGATATAACAATGAACCTAATTTTAAAGTTAGAAGTGATATCTATGATAAAGAAATACATTATCCTTTCTTCAAACTTACTCAGAATATTATACATACCTTTAAATTTTACCATACAGAGGTAGAAAATTTAGAGCATCTTCAACATGAAATAATTACTTTCCTTTTATCTAAAATGCATTTATTTGATCCTACTAGAGGGGCAAAAGCATATTCCTATTTTGGAACCATAGTAAAACGTTGGTTAATCTTGTATAATACTAAAAATTATGCTAAGAAGATTAAAAAAGTACCGGTTGATGTATTAACTGGGGAACATTCAACCCACACTTATAGTATGGGGGATGAGATTATAAAATCTGATTTAGATAAATACATTGATATATTTGTAGATCATGTTACGAGTAATATATTTACTCTTTTCCCAAAAAAGAATGATGCTCAAATAGCAGATGCTATACTTGAATTATTTAGAAAAAGAGAAACTATAGAAGTATTTAATAAAAAAGCGCTTTACATATACATTCGTGAGATAATAGATGTTAAAACACCTAAAATCACTAAAATAGCTGATAAACTTCATGGCGTATTTAAAGAGCAATACATATTTTATTTAGAAAACGGCTACGCTAGATTCTAAATCCCTCTTATATCCATATTTATAATAAAATACTATTATGGGAGCATTAGACAGCGTTGTATTTGGTAAAAAGAAATTTTCCGATATATTAAGTGAAATTTACGATAACCAAAAAACTAAGCAACAACAAATTACAGGATTAATCTCAGAATTAAAACCTCTTATTAATGATATAGGCGATGCTACTTTGATCGTTCCACTCATTAAAGAATATATGGAAATTGGGGTTCGTAATGATGAACAGTTAATTAAAATGGCCACTATTATACAACGTGTTGTAAATGGTTCTTCAAGCGAGGAAGTAGGTGGGATTACTGAAGAAGAAAAATCACAATTAATGGCGGAGTTAGATAACCTTAATAAAAACTTCGAAGAAAAGAACAATAAGTAATGTTAAAAACTGGATTTTCAAAATTAGCATCCGCTTCATCACAGGCCTCTAGAGGTATTTCTTCTAATTCACCTTCAAATGAAAATATTAGTACCGAATTTTTCCTAGCTAGAGTAGTTGATATATCAATTAATTCAAACTCAGAATTATTTGATGATACGGGTGAATGGGGTGGTATTGGTTCTATTAAATTTCAAAAATTAGATAAAGTTGTAAATCCTTCTGTTAAATCTGAGGAAAATACTACTTTTGCTACTCCATTAAATTCCCAAATTAAAAGTTATCCTTTAGTAAATGAGTTAGTATTAATACTTAAAGGACCTGCAACCTCAAATGCACAAACCTCAGGAACAACTACTTATTATTATGTAAATTCTGTATCTTTATGGAATAACCAACATGCTAATCCGTATCCTGATAATGTATTTACTAATACGGAAGTTGCTCCTCCTATGAATAAAAGTATATTTGATATATTAGCAGGTAGTACTAAAAAACAATCTGAAACAGTTACTCAAGTAAATTTAAATGGTAATAGTAAAGGAACATTTTCTGAAAAAGCAAATATTCATCCTATTTTACCATTTGCTGGTGATAATATATTTGAAGGTAGATTTGGTAACAGTATTAGATTAGGAAACACCTCTAAAACAGGAGGAAAACAAAATAATTGGTCTGAAATAGGAGAAAATGGAAGTCCTATTTCTATACTTAGAAATGGACAACCAATATCGGGTAGTTCTGAAGGGTATATTCCTGAAGTGGAAGATATAAACAAAGATTTAACTTCTATTTATTTAACTTCTACCCAAAAAATTCCAATTGAAGTAGCAACTTCTATAACAGCAGCAGGTCAAGCATCAACAGTACCCTTTTCTACAATGACTTCACCCCCTGTTAAATCCCCAAAATCATATAACCAACCCCAAATAATATTAAATTCAGGTAGGTTATTATTTAACTCTATAAGTGACAGTATAATTTTTTCTTCACATAAATCTATAGTAGCTGAAGCTCGATTAGATGCTGCATTGAAATCGCAAACTAGAAATGTAAATATAATAGCTGAAAAAGGTATAGTAAGAGTAGGTACTGAAGGGGCAGACCAATCAGCAGTTAAAGGTGATGATTTTAATATACAATTTGATGCCCTATTAGTTCAATTAAAACTTTTATGTAAAGCATTAGAAAATGAACCTTCCCTTTCAATAGCAAAAGCGCAAGCAACTTTAACATCAGGTAACATTGATACTATAAGGCAAGCTTTACCTAATTATTTATCTAAAAAAGTAAAAATAACATAGTATGGAAAGGAATGAAGATTTAGAAAATACCCTTCTAGACCTTGCTGGTCAATTTATACAAACAGATAAGGGAAAAGCATTAATTGCTAAGGCAGAAGCAGTAAAAGGAGATGTTGAAGCTTTTAAACAAAAATTAAATGATAACAAAGAATTATTTGATGAATTAAAAGAAAAATACAAACCAGTAATTTTAACTTTTACTACTAAAGGTAGAGTATTTGATGAACAGACTGGTAGTCCCCTTGTTGGCGTTACTGTACAACCTGAATTATTATTATATCCTATGATTGAAACCAGGGATGATGAGGGTAAAATAAAATACAAGTATGATAAAGATAGTAAAAAGAAAATAAAAACAGATGCTGAAGGTAGATATACTATAAGATTTGGTGTACCTGCTTTACCTAATTTAAATAATAAAATATTAGTTAAACCCATAGTACTATATCAAAAAGACAAATATCTACCTGCTACTCAAACTCTAATCACAGGGGAAAATGAAGTATTACAAACACTTCCAATAAAATCTTTACTTAACCTACAAATTGCAGCGGAACAAGCTGCTCAAAAAATTAAAGAAGAAGTAGGTAACGCAGCAGAAAAAGCAGCAGATTTTGCATTGGGAGCAGCAGAAAAAGCTTTAAATGTAATACAATCCCAAGTAATGAAAATGGCGCTTGTGTGTCAAACTAAGCTATTTCCCTTAGCTATATCCTTAATGATTATATTTGGTATAACAAAACGAGAACAAGCATTACAAAAACAAGAAAAATGCCCTAATAACATCTTATTAAAGGCTGCTATTAAACGTAGAAATTCTATTGTAAGACAAATTAATCAAATTTGGGGAGTTATAGCTGCTAATACAGCATTAGCGGCACTTATACTTTATCTAAGTATTCAATTTAAAATTGGAAAAATAAGTATTGGTTCTATTCCTTTACCTTTAGGTGCTCCTTTAGGAGTAGGTATTCCTTATAATATAGTATCCAAATTACAAGGAATAGAAGACTTATTAAAAGATTTTGAAGATTTTACTAAACAATTAAAAATAGCATTAATAATATCACTTGTATTTCTAATTATATCTTTAATTATTATATTAAAATATATGAAAACAGTAGATTTACTAATAAATAGATGTTCAGATGGTAGTATACCTATGGATGAAATTAATGCTGAACTTTTAGCATTATCTGATGCTGCTAAAGAAGATGGTAATGAAGAATTACAACTTGTAAATGGATTTACATTATCAGTATCCCCTGTAATTTCAGAACAACAGAGTAATGAACAAGGAGATTTATATAGAAGAAGAGCAATTGCTAAAAATGCAGACGGAGTTATTATACTTGAAGGTGAACCTTCATTTAGTGCTGAAGATCAAATATTACTTGATGAACTCGCGTTTTACATTAAACAAAACAATTTAAAAGCATATTAATTTAATATTTATAACCATATGAAACTAAGTCAATTAAAAACAATCGTAAAGGAAGCCGTAAAGGAAGCAATCCAAGAAGAAATGAAAGATATTCTTATGGAAGCTGTACGTAGTCCTAAACAAACCGTTATCGAAACTAGAACAGCTGCTCCTACAACAACAACAGGAACACCTGGTCCAATGAACCCAGTAATGCAAACTTCTATGCCTGAAGATAATAGAATGGCAATGAGGGAAAATATACAAAGTGTATTAGGATCAATGATGCCTGATGCTAATGGTAATATAAAAGCAACAACTAATAATGTTCCTTTACAAATGAGTGGTAACATGGATACAACAAGCCCAAATGGTAGTTTACCACAAGGTGAAGTAGACATGGACCAAATAATGAGTTTAATGAAAGGTAAAGTATAATATGGCGTTTGGAGCAATAAATAAATTCCCAAATGACACTAGACCCAGAGTTGGTATTGGTGTCAATATTCCTTTTAATGAGGGTGGGGTATTTACTCCAAATTATACAACAGCAGAATCAATTAAGAATAATTTAATTAATTATTTTTTAACAAACCCCGGAGAAAGACCAGGTAATCCTAAATTTGGTGGGGGCTTAAGAGCATTTATATTTGAACAAATTACAAATGGTAATTTAGAATATTTAAAAGAAGATGTTTCTAATAAAATAAAAATTAAATTTCCTAATGTTGAAGTAGTTGAATTAAATGTTTTAGCAGCAACCGACAACAATGAAGTAACAATACAATTGTATTATAGAGTAACTAATACTTCAATTGAAGATGAACTCGTATTAAATTTTACATAATGGCAATAAGAAGAAACATAAACTATATAAATAAAGAATTTTCGGAATATAGGTCTCAATTAATTAATTACTCACAGACTTATTTTCCAACGACTTATACTGATTTTACGGAGACATCACCTGGTATGATGTTTATTGAACAAGCAGCTTATGTTAGTGATGTTTTATCCTTCTATTTAGATAACCAAGTTCAAGAGAATTTTTTACAATACGCAAGACAAAATAGTAACTTATATGATTTAGCATATATGTGGGGTTATAGACCTAAAGCAACAGGTTTAGCAGAAACTACAATGGAGTTTTACCAACAATTACCAGCTAAGTTAGTAAATAATGAATATGTACCGGATTATGATTATTCCGTAACAATCCCAGCTAACACTAGTATAAGTACTCAAACAGGTACCTCAATTAAATTTTCAATAGAAGACCCAATTGATTTTTCCGTTTCATCCTCTTCGGATACAACGGAAGTATTTATTGCTCAAACAAATGCTGGTGTACCCTCATATTATTTACTACAAAAAACTCGAAAAGCATTCTCAGGAACTATAACTACAGATAATTTTACATTTACTAACCCACAAGAATTCCAAACTATAACTTTAGCATCCCCTAATATTGCGGGTATTATAGATATATTTGATTCTGAGGGAAATAGATGGTACGAGGTAGATTATTTAGCTCAAGATTTAGTATATGATAGTTTAAAAAATACAAATATAAATAGTCCTAATACTTTTGAAGATTCGGATGCACCATTTTTATTACAAACTAAAAACGTTCAAAACAGATTTGCTACAAGATTTTTATCCCCAACAGAACTACAAATTCAATTTGGATCAGGAAATCCAGCAGATACAACAGAAGATGTAATACCAAATTCTATGAATGTAGGTTTAGGTTTACCATTTGAGCAAGACAAACTTACAACAGCTTATAGTCCAACAAATTTTATATTTACAAATACTTATGGTGTTTCACCAACAAATACTACTTTAACAGTTAGGTATTATACTGGTGGTGGAGTTCAATCTAATGTATTATCAAATACTATTACTAATTTAGATAATACTAACATTACTTTTAATAAAAGCAACTTAAATCAAGCAACTTCAAATTATATTTTTAATACCGTTGCTGCTAATAATAAAATAGCAGCGAGTGGGGGTCAAGATGGTGATACAATAGAAGAAATAAGACAAAACTCTATATCACAGTTTTCTACTCAACTAAGAAATGTAACTCAAGATGATTATTTAGTAAGAGCTTTAAGTATGCCCTCTAAATATGGTACTATATCAAAAGGATGGACACAAAAACCTAATGCTGATGATGGTAATACTACATTGGATTTATATGTATTATCCAATAATCTTAACAATAAATTAAATTTGGCATCGGATACACTGAAACAAAATTTAAGGACATATATAAACCAGTATAGAATGATCGGTGATACTATTAGTATTAAAGATGCATTCATTATTAATTTTGGGGTTTCATTTGAAGTGATAACTTATCCTAATTTTAATAGTAATGAAGTAATAGAAAGATGTATATCGGCTTTAAGAGATTATTTTTTAATTGATAAATGGCAAATAAACCAACCTATTATAGTACCTGATATTTATGTATTATTAGATACTTTAGATGGGGTACAAACTGTAAAAACAGTTAATATTGGTAACTTAGCAGGAACATCATCAGGATACTCACAATGGGCTTATGATATGAGTGGAGCAAATCAAAATGGAACAATATACCCATCATTAGACCCAAGTATATTTGAACTTAAATACCCAGACACAGACATACAAGGAAGGGTAGTAAACTTATAATTATGGCCATATATAAATTATTCCCGGAAAAAGATGCAGCTATATATAGTGCATATCCTGCTATGAATACAGGATTAGATCCTATATTAGAGGTAAACAATAAAGTAACAGATTTAAATCCTACAGCACAAGTAGCTAGGACATTAGTTAAATTTGATCAAGATGAGATAGTAAATGTTCTTGATAACATAGCAAAAGTTACAGCATCTGCAGGTGTTGTTTGGGATGTTGATTTAAATTTATATGTTGCTAAAGCATCCAATGTAACTATAGATTCTAACATTATTGTCGCACCTCTTTCGGGGTCATGGAATAATGGTACCGGTCAATATTTAGATAATAATATTAATGGTACAGGGGTAAGTTGGAAATATACTGACTTCTCAGGTTCAAATGAATGGATTACAGCTGGGTGGGCTCCTTTAATTACAGGTTCCTTTTCAGGTAGTAATAATGCAGGTGGAGGAAATTGGTATACCGGCTCAGGTGGTTACCCAAATATCCCACAATCTTTAACTTCATCACAAGAATTTAGTTTAAGAAGTAATAAAGATTTAAAAGTAGGTGTTAGACCTGCTGTTGAAGTATGGTATTCTTCTTCACAAGATATAAATGCAGGGTTAATTGAAATTAGTAATGAAGGGTTTATAATTAAATGGGATAATGAATTTGAATTTATTACCTCTAGTGCAATAACACCTCAATTAAGTTATTATTCTGTAGATACAAATACCATATATCCTCCTCAATTAGATATAAAATGGAGAGATTTTGATTATAATACAGGAACATTAGATGTAATTGATACACCAGATTTATTTGTTGCTTTAGATAACAACCCGGGGGTATTTTATAGTGAAAGTATTAATCAGTTTAGATTAAATGTAAGACCTGAATTTCCAGTACGTACATT